GAAACTTATATTCTCAATACCGTAGGCACAATTACATTTGGTTCGACAAACCTCACGTTTGCGCAGATTAGTTCTGCTCAGATTTATTCCGCTGGTACAGGGCTTAACCTTGCCAACCTAACGTTTAGCATAGCCAATACAGCTGTTACAGCAGCTACTTACGGTAATGCTGGTCAAGTTCCTCAGATTGCAGTTAATGCTCAAGGGCAAATTACAAGCGCTTCTAACGTATCCATTAATGCTTCTAGTATTACTCTTGGTACTTTAGACAACGCCAGAACTACAGCGTCCGCATCAAACGGCGCAAACACCATTGTTTTGCGTGATTCTACGGGGTCATTTGCTGCCAACACAATTACGGCAACCACCTCAAACGCTACAACGTTTAACGGCACAACAGGCTCATTTACCAACGTTTCAGGTAACGGCTCTGCTTTAACAGCTATCAATGCCTCAAATATCTCAAGTGGCACGATTGCCAACGCCCGTACTACAGCTTCTGATGCTAACAGTGCATCGACTTTAGTATCCCGTGACGCTAACGGCAGTTTTGGGGCAAATATTATTACCGCAACATTTAGCGGTAATGCAGCTGGTTTATCGGCAATCAACGCAAGCAACATTTCTTCAGGAACCATTGCCAATGCTCGGACTACTGCGTCTACTTCTAACGGTGCTTCTACTATTGTCCAGCGTGATTCTGGTGGTAACTTTAGCGCTAATACTGTAACCGCTGCGGTTATTGGTGATCTGTCTGGTGGCTCAAATATCAATGCTTCCAACATCTCTTCGGGGACTATAGCAAATGCAAGAACGACTGCTTCTTCTAGTAATGGCGCTAGTACTATTGTTCTTCGTGGAGCATCTGGTGAGTTCGCTGCTGGGACAATAACAGGTGCATCGTTCTCAGGTAATGGCGCAGCTATTACAGACATTAACGCTTCCGCAATTACTACAGGGACTATCGCAAATGCCAGGACTACTGCTGCTTCTGCCAATGGTGCTTCCACTATTGTGGCTCGTGATGCTAACGGGGATTTTGCCGCTGACGCTATAACAGCAAACTTCTTTATTGGTGATGGGTCCAACGTATCCGCTATTAATGCGTCTAACGTTTCTTCAGGAACTTTGTCTGCTGCAAGAGGTGGTACAGGACAAACCAGCTTAACCGCTGAAAACGTTATTCTTGGTAATGCTGCAAACGCCGTTAAATTTGTTGCTCCTGGCACTAACGGTAACGTATTAACGTCTAACGGTACTACTTGGGTATCTCAAGCTGCTGGTGGTGGTTTTGCTGCTGGCACGGTTATGTTATTTGCTCAAACTTCTGCACCTACTGGATGGACTAAGAACACAACAACGGGTGATAATTCAGCTTTACGTGTTACGACAGGTACAGCAAGCACAGGCGGTTCCGTAGGATTTACTTCGGCATTTGCAAGCCAAGCAGTTTCTGGAAGCGTTTCCACAACAGTTAACAACACAACTGCAACTAATCAAGCAACAACTGCTACCAACCAAGCAATCACACCGTCTGGTTCAGTAAGCATTACGGCAGTTAGTGGTAGTGCTGGAGCAACAACGCTTACTACTCCACAAATACCAAGCCATAGTCACCCTGCAACTGTTATTACAAGTCCAGGCGGAAATAGTACTCCATCGGGTAATGCAGGTGGCGGTTCAACTGGAAATACTGGTGGTGGCGGTAGCCATACTCACCCATTTAGCTTTTCAAGTGGTTCTGGTACGTTTAGTGGTAACTCTGTTACTGCATTGCAAAACTCGCACAACCATACACAGGATGCCCATAACCATACCGCATCTAGCTCATTTACGGGCACGGCGATTAACCTTGCGGTACAGTATATTGACGTCATTCGTGCAACTAAGGATTAATAATGGGAACACTTAAAAACGGTACTTTTTGTCCACTAATCAAAAAAGACTGTGTGGGCCTTACTTGCGCTTGGTATACCCGTGTACAAGGATTTGACGTAAATACTGGAAGCCAAGTAGACAGTTACGAGTGCGCAATATCGTGGCTTCCAATGTTACTTATTGAAAACTCTGGGCAACAACGTCAAACTGGCGCCGCAGTTGAGTCGTTTAGAAATGAAATGGTGAAGTCAAACGAAAAAGCCCAACAACTTTTATTGGCTACCGCAGGTATTGTGCAGGTTAAACACGAAGAACAACCCAAACTAATTAGGAGTATTGAAGAATGAGACTGACTATTATTCCCGTAGACGGAACCGTTGGTAAAGACGATAAATCCTACCTTAAGTTAAATTTATCTTCTTGTGGTATAACTACTGATGTTCATGCTTTACAGTGGGGAGAATATGAGCCTAATAAAGGACATATTGAATTTAAATCCCCTCTTGTACAAAATCAAGAAATTACTTCTTTGCCTGATTGGGCTAACTCTTGTTTAGCTAAATGGCAAGAAGCCTATGATGCTGAGCAAGCAGCAATACTTGCAGCTGAACAAGCTAAGCAAAAAATGGAATAATAAGTGAACGCACAGCTTGAGCAAAACAATTATTTGTTTGTTCCTAACTTCATTAGTCAGGAACGTGCTCAAACATTAGAACAAGATTTTTATGCGTTAGAAGCAAGCGGTCAATATAGCAAAGATCACCAAGCACCTAGTTCACCAGCGGTATATGACTTTATGCCGTTTATTGAATTGCTTTGTGAAAAAACAAATGAAGTAAGTAAATTAGTTGAAGAATTAGTATTGCCTACTTACACATATGCTCGTATTTACAAAAACGGAGAAGTACTCGCCAGGCATCGAGATAGACCCGCTTGTGAGATTAGCTTAACTGTACACGTTGGTGGAGACGCAGATTGGGATATAAGTATTCAAAAACCATCAGGCGAAGAAATTAGTTTAAGGTTAAAACAAGGCGATGCTATGCTTTACCTTGGCAACGTTGCGGATCACTGGAGAGGGCAACCATTTACTGGTCAAAATTATAGTCAAGTATTTTTACATTATGTGCGTAGTCGTGGCCCAAATAATTGGGCTTATTTTGATAAAAGGAAGTAGAAATGACTATTGAAGTAAAAATTGGCTGTGTTTCTAATTTGTATAGCCGAATGATGCACTTTAAAAATGCTGGAGATACTGAGCATAGCCACACACATTCGTTTGACCATTTGACTCTCTTAGCTGCTGGTTCTGTTAAATGTGTGGTAGATGGAAATGAAACTATTTTTAAAGCGCCGCATATGATATTTATTCATAAAGATAAAATGCATGCTTTTACTGCGCTAGAAGATAACACTGTCGCTTATTGTATACACCCTATGCGGATTGGGGAGCGTGTTGAAGATATTGTTGATCCTAGTATGATTCCAGAAGGTGTTACTGTTCCATATGAAGTTTGCCATTGGTGGAGCCCTCCAGAAAATTACAACGGACAAAACCCCGACACAATTAAACACCCAAACACTGTAAGTACAGCATTTATTGACGTTACAAAGGTATAAATGAACACTTTGTCAGATCACATTGTTGTTATTGAAAACGCAATACCTGTTGCGTTGTGTGATGCCGTTCTTAAAGAATATATAGATTGCGATGATTGGGTACCTGCAACTACTGGGGACGGTAAAAGTGATGGGGAAAGACAGTGTTCAAATATAGGTATTTCTTATGACAACATAATGCAAAAAAATTTAGAAGTTAGAAAAAATTTAGATAAATACCTGTATGTATCAGCAGCGAATGTAATACATCAATACTCGAAAAAATATCCATTGTGCAACGTAACACATGACACGGGATATATTCTACTTAAATATGAAGTAAATCAATTTTATGCTAAACATATTGATTTTTTTAAAGATAATTTTAGGGTAATATCCTGTTCGTTTGTGTTAAACGATGACTACGAAGGTGGTGAGTTTGCGTTTTTTGATCGTGAGTTGGTATACAAACTAAAGAAAGGGTCGTGCATTATGTTCCCTTCAAACTTTATGTATCCCCACGAAATCGTGCCCGTGACAAGTGGTACACGGTATTCAATTATTACTTGGTTTGTATAGGATAAATCATGTTTGGTGGATTTCCCTATGGCGGTGCCCCGTTTGCTGATGTAGGCGATACAAGCCTTGGTATTTCAGTTCAGCTTACTGGAGTCTCGGCTGTTGGTGTAGTTGGTACGGTTGATATAAGTTCTGGACAAACAATAGATGTAACGGGTGTAAACGCCGTAGGTCAGGTTGGTACTGTAACGATTATTGCTGAAGCTAATACTGCTCTTGTTGGTATTCGTACACCATGCTTAGTTGGTACGGTTGATGTAAAAGCTGATAGCAACTTAGATTTGACTGGTGTTTACGCTGTTGGACAGGTTGGCAATGTAATAGCTACAGGTGGTGTTGATATAAACCTTACAGGTTTTGCAATACCTAGTTTAATTGGTAATGTAGCTATTACTGGAACCGCTGTGGTTAATTTAACAGGTGTTTCTTCTATTGTTGCACTTGGAAATGTAACAGCTTCTGGTAGCGCAGAAAATAATGTTACTGGGTTTGCAGTGCCAGTTTTGCTTGGCAATGTTACTGTAAATGGCAACGTTATAGTTAATTTGACTGGCGTCAGAACCGTTGTTAGACTTAAAAAGCAAAATGTATGGGGTCTAGTAGATACTGCACAGACTCCAAATTGGACAGAAGTTTTAGCGGCATAAGGATAAATTATGGCAAGTACATATTCATCAAGTTTAAAATTAACCCTCATTGGAGACGGCGACCAATCGGGTATCTGGGGTCAAACAACCAATACCAATTTGGGAACTTTGCTTGAACAGGCGATTTGTGGTGTTCAGTCTATAGTAATGTCTGATGCTAACTATACCCTTACTAATTTCAACGGTGTACTTGACGAGTCTAGAAATGCCGTATTAGTAGTTACTGGTACAAATAGTGTTCAACGTGACCTTATACCACCTGTTGTTAAAAAGCTATACATAATTGCAAATAATACTGGTGGTGGGCAAGCCATACGAGTGATTGGTGCTACTGGTACGGGTGTAATCATTCCTAACGGTGCTACTCAAGTTATTTATTGTGATGGAATTAATTTTGTAGCCGCATCTGCCGCTTTTGTAAATGGCGCTATTCTAAATGTTGCTGGGGGCGGTACGGGGCAAAGCACGTTAACTGCTAATAATGTCATTCTTGGTAATGGTACTTCTCCAGTTACTTTTGTGTCGCCAGCAACAGCAGGAAATTTTCTACGTTCTAACGGAACAACTTGGGAATCTGCGGCGCCCCCTGGTGCCGAATTTAGTTCGGGTACTAGGATGACTTTTAATCAAACAAATGCGCCAACAGGTTGGACTAAAGATACTAGTACAGATAATGCTGCATTTAGACTAGTTAACGGTGTTGTAGGTTCTGGTGGTTCAGTAGACTTTACCACTGCTTTTGTATCACAAACACCAACTATTACTATTAACTCTGTTTCTGGTTCAGCAGGGGCAACAACGCTTTCTACGCCTCAAATTCCTAGCCACAGCCACACTACAGATATTACTTTAGCAGCTGGAAGCGGGGATGCAGCTGTAGCTGGCGGAACTAGTTTTGTTCAAACCAGCGGAACAGGTAATACAGGCGGTGGTGGTTCACATACTCACCCGTTCTCATTTAGTTCTGGATCAGCATCATCTACTGTAATTAACCTTGCTGTTAAATATGTTGACCTAATTATTGCCCAGAAAAACTAAGGGATTATTATGATTAAGACTATTCAAGACTCAATGGATGGCGGTGAATTTAAACCACGCCATACTGTAGAAATCTACTGCCCCAATTGTGGACGTGATGTAGACGAAGCTGAGCTTGCTGCCAAAAAGTGCAACGACTGCGGAGATTCGCTTGAAGATCCAGAGCAGCACGTAGCGATTGTGGTTGCCAATATGTCGTTTGGCGGCTCTACTCTTTGAGGTGAAGTATGAACATGCAGGATTTACTGAAAGCGGTAATCCCTATTATCGTGGCTGCTTTGGCGTGGCTGCTAGGGCAAGTGCACTCATTTCAAACCCGCTTAACCCAAATCGAAGGCAAGATGCCAGCGTTGATTACTAGCGAGGGTGTACCTACCGATAGCCCAATCTCTGCTGAGCGCAGAGCAAAAATGCGAGAAGAAGTCTACAAAGAAATACATGACTTGCACGTGCGGGTCAAACTCCTTGAAGAAAGGCAGAAAAAATAATGTTTCCATTAACCGCACTAGTTGACGTTGGGATGAAGGTCTTAGACAAGTTTATCCCTGACCCAGAAGCCAAGGCTAAAGCTCAAGCCGAGTTACTCAAGATGCAACAAGAAGGGCGTCTGGCTGAACTCAATGCCGACAATATTGAAGCTCAAGAAGTCACTAAGCGCCAGCAGTCGGATATGGCTTCTGACTCTTGGTTGTCTAAAAACATCCGTCCAATGACCCTGATCTTTATTCTTGGTGCTTATTTTGTGTTTGCCATGATGAGCGCATTTGGTTCTAACGCTAACGAGAAGTATGTAGAGCTGCTTGGTCAATGGGGCATGTTGATTATGAGCTTTTACTTTGGCGGTCGCACCCTTGAGAAGATCATGGATATGAAAGCTAAGGAAAAGAAGGATGCTTGAGTCGCAACTCCTAGCTCTTGGTATTGACGGCAAGTGGACTGAAGCCTTAAACAATACGTTTGAAAAGTACGGGATTGACACCCCCAAGCGTAAAGCTGCCTTTATCGGGCAGTGTATGCACGAGTCTGCTGGCTTTAAAACCCTAGAAGAAAACCTCAATTACTCTGCCAAGGCTTTGATGAACACTTGGCCTAGCCGATTTCCTAGCGAAGAAGTAGCTAATCAATATGCTCGGCAACCTGAAAAGATCGCTAATAAGGTCTATGGTGGTAGGATGGGCAACGGCCCAGAAGAAACTGGCGATGGCTGGAAGTATCGTGGCAGGGGTATCAAACAACTGACGGGCAAGGAGAACTATGAGCGATGCGGATCTAGTTTGGGTGTGGATCTTGTCAGTGATCCTGATTTGTTGTTGGATCCTAAATATGCGGCTTTAAGTGCTGGATGGTTTTGGAATAAACATAACCTAAATGACTTGGCAGACAAGGGAGATATTGAGACAATGACAAAAAGGATTAATGGTGGCTTGCTTGGATTAGATGCCAGACGAGCCGCTATTCAGAAAGCTGAATCCGTATTAGGGTAAACCATGCCATTACAGAAACTACAATTTCGCCCAGGACTAAACCGAGAAGGTACTGATTACTCTAACGAGGGTGGTTGGTATGACGGGGATAAAATTCGTTTTCGTTCAGGCTTTCCTGAAAAAATTGGTGGCTGGACACGCATGGCTACTGCACAGTTCTTGGGGTTGGCTCGATCTTTGTGGAACTGGATAGCTATTAATGGATCTAATTACCTAGGTGTTGGTACCAACCTCAAATACTACATTGAGCAGGGTGGCACTTACTTTGACATTACCCCAATCGTTCATACTTCTACCAATGTAGGTGGTGCCTTTATTGCGTCTAACGGTTCAAATGTAGTTACTGTTATTGACAGTTCATACACCCCAAACGTAGGCGACTATTTAACCATTTCTGGTGCAGCAAGCCTTGGCGGTAATGTAACAGCGACTGTTTTAAACACAGAGTTTTCGGTTAATTCACGGATTAATTCCACTGCTTACACCATCGTAGTATCAGTTAATGCT